GATGGATTCTCAATTGATTTCTTCTGATTGGATCTACGATAACATCTTCCACTTGAGTGCAGATCAATACGATGAAATGAGAGAATTAGTTCTTCAGGATGCTAAGCGTAAATTCAGAATGTCTCAGATTGAAAACGAAGGAAACGATCCTTTAGAGACTGGAGAAACTTACGGTACTCCTCATGATATTGCTACATCATACGGTAAAGGTAGAGTCTACGACAGACCAGGATCAGTACCAGATGGATATAATAGAGATCAACCTATTATGGGACGTCCAGAAGAAAAAGCTTCAAACATTAACACTACCAACGATCCTTTAGGATTAGACAGATTAGGTAGAAAAGGAATGAAGACCGATGACCAACAGGGTTACGGACGGGATAATACTTCACCGTTTGCATTAGAAAATACTAAGAAGGAATTCACTAAGCATAAGAAAACTCTTGACAGCTTAGCTCCTAAAAAGATGATTTTTGAAGCAGAAAGAAAAGCAAACGGATTATTAGACGAAAGCCAAATTAGGGAATAAACAATTAACATATATTTATTATAAAACCATCGATAGATGTCAATAAAACATTCAAAATTTAAAAATACGGGACTTCTTTTTGAACTTCTGGTAAGGCAGATCACCTCCGATACGTTAGAGGGCAAGAATTCTGCTGCTATCAATATTCTTAAAAAATATTTCGTTAACACTGAATTAGGAAAAGAATATAGACTTTATGAGCAGGTTACTGCCTATAAGAATCTAAGTGAAGCTAAAGCTGAGATGGTTATCAATACCTTAGTCGAGACATCCACTAAGTTAAAAAGATCAGAAATTAGAAAGCAGAAGTACAACCTAGTTAGAGAAATTAAAGATAGCTACAACGTAGAGAAATTCTTTAAAGCTAAAGTAACTAACTACAAAATATTTGCAGCATTAAATAACCTAATTGAGAATCAATCATCAGATAAAGTAGTTCCTGAGACTGTTATTAATAACAAAATTACAATCTTAGAACATTTAACTAAAGCTACTGTGACGGCTCCTGCCGATGAATTAATGGAGGAGTATAAAGGGTACGGAAAAGATTTAAGAATCTTAACATACAAAATGCTTCTTGATAAATTTAATGAGAAGTACGATCACTTAACAGTGAAACAAAAAGAAGTTCTAAGAGAGGTAATCACCTCAGTAGATAATACAGACAAGTTAAAGGAGTACTACAATACCAGAATCGTAGAAGTACGTGGATTGCTAAAAGAGAAAACAGTCAGTATTAAAGATGAAGTTCTTAAGATTAAAATTACAGAAGTTCTTAAGTACGTAAAGCCTCTACATAAGACTGAAAAAGTTACCAACGATGCAATCATTAACTTGTTACAATATTACGAACTTGTTAATGAACTATAATGGCAACAAGACAGCAGCTAAAAGACGAGCTTAAGAAACAGCTTAAGGAGATGTCAACCTCCGGAGCAGCTGGTGCGTATAATACACCCTATGCTTTCAATCCAAACAAGAATGCTCAAGGTGCCGCACGTAACTACTACTTAAAGATGGGCTGGAAGCTTGTCAATAAGAATAAAGTACGTAAAGCAGCCAAGGGCATGGAGTATAAAGATCTTTGGAAATAAACAATACCTATTTATAACATATGAAAAGCCTACAAAATCAATACAATCTTATCAAAGAAGGTAAAGGCAATAAAGAAATCTTCTTAAAAGAAGTTAAAGCTCAATTCCCTCAGTATATCAGTAACGTTCAAACGTTTGATCAAGTTATTCACTCTCTTACTGAGAAAGGAATTATTAACGAGACCATTACGTTAGTATCAGCGAATAACCCTGTCGGTAAAGACTGGTTTAAGATTTTCAATGAGAATGTAGCTGCTAATCTAAAAGATGCAGATAAAGATGTAGTTGAGAAAGAAACTGCCGGCTACGATTATAAAGCTAAAAATAACAACAATATCTCTACAGCAGAAATGCTTAAAGGTTACTATGTTGAAATGAAAGATCCTAAAAATGCTGAAAAGACAGAGGAGCAAATCAAAGCAATCGTAGTTAAGAACCTAGAAAAAGATCCTTTATTCTACGTTAAAGACGGAGAATTTGGAGTTAAAGGCTTAGGGTATAAATCAGAACATCCCGGATTACCTAAAGATATTTACGGTAATTATGCACTGGGTATTGAACCTAAAGTTAAATTAACAGGAAAATACAAATCCTCAGGAATGGAACCTGTTAAATTAAATGAATCTTTAGACGGAGAGGAAAAGTATGTAATTTTTAGTTACCCTTACGGTGAACCGGAAAAGAAAGAACTTTACCAGGATAATAATACTCTAAAATACGCCAAACAGCTCGTATTTAGGTATAACAACGATGATGATTCAGAAAGATTCGGTTATATGAAAAAATCTGACTGGGAAGCTCAACATGGTTCTTTATCAGAAACTAAACATAGTGCTGAAGCAGATCTTAAAATCTACAAATCAGAATTAAATCTAATTAACAAGGTTAAAGCTAAAGGTGAAAAACACGAAAAGAGAAAAGCTGAATTGGAAAAAAAGATTGCTGATCTTGAATCAAAAATGAATGAAGGAATGTTTGGTGATTCTGACGGAGATTATGAAGCAGATCAAGAAGCCAAGCAAATGGCTTACTACTA